CACGGCATGGGTCGAGGCGATGTAATTCAAGTTGATGTAATTCGTCAGGCCGTCGAACACATAGCCGAGGCCCGGCGTGAACGTCGGCGAGTTCACGGCGACAGCGAGGCGACGCTGCTTGATCGAAGTCAACGCCTGAGCCGCGTTCTCGCAAGCGAAGAACCAATAGTCGTCGGTGATGTACCATGTGCCGGCGGCTTTTTCGGTCTGCACGAACGACGCCATGATGGTCTGCCATGCCGTGCTGATCGTGCCGCCGTTGGCGACGACAGCATCGGACCACAACACCACGTCTTCATCGATCAGCGGCAAGCCTTCGACATAGGACGCGCCGGCTAACACATCGGCCGCCGCGTTGCGCAGCAACAGATGGTAGTGAATTTCGCCCTCGCGTTCCTCGCAGTCGGCCAGGAGCTTGGCGGCGTTATCGAGCGACGTAACCATGCCGGCCGGCGGTGCCGATCCACCGCGTGCGAGGTTGGCAAGACCTTTGACGACCACGCTGTCTTCAAACGCCATCTTCTGAATGATCTGCAGATTGCCGCACAGCATGTCGATATTTTGCATGCGCACGGCGGCCGCGCGTGATCCGCTGGTGATCGGTGAGACGGGCATGGCGTCGGCCTCCGAAGGGTTTGAAAAAGAACCGGCGGCCCGACAACTGCGGACCGCCGGAGACGCCGGGCTGCTATGGGCCAGGGAAGCCGGTGATGACCTGCACGGCGCCCGCGCGACGCATCATCCAATAGATGAAGCGTTCGGCTTTGATGCCGAGCAAGTTTTGCTGCCACAGCGAGATCAACGGCGTCGGCGGCGTGGCCGGCGCGCTGTCGGACTGCAACGATGCTTCGGTGCTGGTGTCGATGACGACTTGACCGTCGTCGGCCACCATCAACTGCGACTGATCGAGAAGGACCAAGCTCGACTTGCCGCCGGTCACGGTCACGTTGTTCGACACGATGACGGGGATACCCATGAACGTGAGCGCGCCCGCGTTCTGCGCCGTGCCTTGCGCTGCACCAGCCATGCCGGGGAAGGCAAAGATGTCCTGCGTCGTGCGCACCGTCGACAGATACATCGCCGCCGTTGCCGACATGATCCACACCGGATTGCCGACCGCCTGCAGCGCGTTGGACATCGCCAGCATGGCCGCCGATGTGTCGGTGATGATTGCCGCGACCGTGCCACCCGTGGACGGGATCGGCGTGACACCGTTCGTGATCGACGCCGGCCGCAGGCCCGCCGAAGCGGTCACGGTCGGGTCAAGCAACTGCTTGTCGATGAACTCGGCAATGGTGTCGATCAGGTCGTCGCGGATCAACTGTTCGGCGCTCGGATCGGAGAAGCGCGCCAACTCCTGCGTGATGATGCAGATGACGGCGATCTTCGCCCAAGGAACGGTGATGGTGTCGAAGCTCAAGCGGCTAACCGGCTTCGACAATCCCTCGCCGACCCAGTTCGCCGTTGCACCCGCCGTCTGGCGCGGGATTTTCACGTTGAACGGGATCGCGCGATAGGTCAGCCGATTGAACAACGTCCGGGCTCGCAACATCTCGATAAACTCGCCGGTCATCAGGCGATAGTTCACGAGCGGCGCGGCCCACGCCGGATCGGTCGTGTTGCCGACAGCAACGGCGGCACGTTCGACCCATCGATTGTCGTTGGTCGACCCGATGCGCACGGCGTGCTCAAGCACGTTGCGCACTTCCGGCGTTTGATGCTCCCAAGCCTTCGAGAGTTCGACGGCTTGCATCAAGTTGCCCTTGCTCAAGGCAAGCGCGCAAACGTAGCGCGTGAACGCTTGGCCCTGGAACGCCTTGAACGGGATGATCTTGGCGCTTGGCAACGGTGCGAGTGGAGACGGTGCAGGCCGTGCACCTTCGGCGGCGAGCTTCTCGGCCTTCTCGAACCGCACAATCTGCTGATCGATGTCGGCGATTTCCTTCTCGTCCTTGTCGAACGCCTTGGCTTCGTCCTCGCTCAAATGCCGGTTCTCGTTCGCGGCAAGTGTGCTCAACGCCGTCATGGCGTCGAGATGTTCATTGCGCTTTTTACGCAACGCCTCGATGTGCTTACGCATGATGTCCCCCTAGCCGGCGCGCAGCCGGGCAAGAGTGATCGAACGGCGTCGGTGATCGGCGGCGATCCGCGCAGATGCGCTTTGATCGGCGTCAAGCAGTCGACGGATGGTCGCGTCGCGAACGAGCGACCTAGCAAGGGCGAGCGCTTCCGGGTTAGCGGGCACGGGCACGATGCTATTTTCGAGGAGTTCTTGGCCGACGAACTCGAAGCCGGTCAGTATGCCGGTCTCTTCGTCGTCGTCTTTCCAGATGGGCAGCGGTGTTTCTGTCGGCAGGAAGCCCACCGACATGGCGCGCAGCGCGCCGGCATCGACGATGCGCCAGATTTCATCGGCACGGGCTGACACACCTTCGGGCAGGAACGTCGCCTCGGCGATCAATTGCGTGCCTTCGATCTCCATCGCGCACGTGCCAATCGGCGGCTGCTTGTTGTCGTGACCGAAGAGCAGCACGGGATTTTTGTTGTAGCGCGTAAGGTCCCAGCCATCGGCGCGAATGATGTCGCCGTACGCGTCGACGGTTTCATTGCTGGCGACAAAGCGGATCGTGCGTCCCTTGTCGGTCGCCTTCTCGATTTCAGGATAGCGCTCTAGACGTTGCCCGACCTTCGGCGTCATGCGTTGCTTCATCGGTCCCTCCCTCGCCGCGCTACGGGCGCGGGCTTGGCTGACGACACTCGATTGCGTTGCGAGCGCGCGGGCTTCGACGACGCGACGCGCTTCGTCTGGTAGCTATCGGCCATGTCGCTACTGAAACCGCCTTGCGCTGTGCGCGGGCGTGTCCGACCTTGCTTGGTAGGCATGGGGTTTTCCCTAGTTGCAACGGGGTGTTACAGTGAGACGGAAGGAGATCAGGCGATGACTGACATTGCTCACTTGAAGTTCGACGATGACGTGTACGGCGTCGTCCTCGCGCTCCAGCGCTACGGCGAGTTGTTCGCGAGAGACGCGCGCGAACTCTATGAAGACGCGCCGGCCGGCTGGTTCCTTGTCGGCATGATGTTGGACAAGACGGCCGACTTGGTCGTCATGGTCCAAGAGATCAACGAGCGTTTCCCCTCGCTCAATGTGCAGTTGCTCGCCGCCAAGCTCGCGCGCGAGGGCGAGAAGGTCGAAGCGACGTTCTTGCATTTGCGCGGACTGGCGCACACTCTCCAATGATGATCCTACGAACCTTCATCGGCGCAGCCATCGGCCTGATTTTTTGGGCCGGTGTGTTGATCTCCCTCACCACTGCCTACAAGTACGCGGCGCAATTCCTGTCGTGCACTTAGATGATGTGCAGGCTCGGCTGGGCTTCGCTGTGGTCTTCGGCGTAGCGGCCTAGTGCCATGATCAGCGCGCACATTCCGTCAATGCGTCCCGTCGAGTGCGCCTTGTGCGGCATCTCGTTGAGGTTCGTGTCGTACTTCACTTTGAGATTGCTGGCGTGCACGCGTAACACCGGGTTGTCGCCGTGATCGATGCGACGCGCCAGCAGCAGCGCTTGTAGCTCCTTCGTCGGCTGTGAGTAGGACCGGCTGCCCTGGATGAACTCATGCACGTTGATGCCGTGCCCTTGGCACTCGACGGCTAGCTGTGTGGCGTTCCATGGATCGTACCCCACGCTCTGCAGGTCGACGCGCTTTGCATCGGCGAGCACCGCGTCGCGGATCAAACTGTGATCGATCACGTTGCCCGGCGTCGCTTCGATCCATCCATCTTCGACCCATTGCCGATAGGGCAGCCGGTCTTTGTCGGCGCGCTCCTCCAACGTGTCGGCCGGCATCCAGAAGCGGCACGCCACGCGATAGATGCCGTGGTCGTCGGGCTCGTAGAGCTTCACCCACGCGCTGATATCAATCTTGCTGCTGATATCGAGCCCGCCCCAGCACCGCACCTTGCCGAGCTTGTCGGGATCGAACTCGCCGCGCGTGTTCTCCTTCCAAATTTCCATGTCGATGGCGCGTTCACTGACGGGCGACCGCACATTGAGCCGCAAGCGCTTGAACGCTGCCAGTGCACCCGGCGACTTCGCTGCCTTCTGTGCCTGTCGCGCAAGATCGTCGAGCTTGACCGATATGCCGAGGTTGGGATTTGCCTTGGCCCATGCCTTCGGGTCGTCCCACTTGTCGTCCTTGTCGATAGTGGCGATGAACGCGAACACCGCATCGTCTTCGACAATGCCCTCTAGCACTTTGATGGCGTAATCGTTTTCCTGATTGTAGACGCTTTCGGGGTCATCATCGCCCGCTGTCGTGATGATCCATATCAACGGCTGACGACGTGCACCTAGTGCGGTGTCCATCACGTCGAGTAGCGAGCGCGACTTGTGACGGTGGAGCTCGTCGACCAGCACGCAATGCGGGTTGAGACCATCAAGCGTGCGGCTGTCACTCGATAGCGGCTCGAATTTCGACGACGTTTGCTCGACCGACAGATTGAGCTTGAAGCGGGCGATTGCCGAGCGCAGCGCGGGCGATGATGCGACCATGCGCTTTGCTTCATCGAAAATCAGTCGCGCTTGATCACGCTTCGTTGCGGCAGCGTAGACTTCGCCACCGGGCTCGCCATCGCACACCAGCATATCGAGACCAACGCCCGCGAGCTTCGTTGACTTGCCGTTCTTGCGCGGCACTTCTTCATAGATGTACCGAAAGCGTCGCGTACCATCGGCACGCTTCCAGCCGAACACGCTGCCGATTGAAAACTTCTGCCAGTCCGACAAGTGCACCGGCTTGCCGCCCCACTCGCCCTTGGAGTGACGCAGGAAGCGCGGATAGAACGCGATGCGATGGGCAGCGGCGCGCCAATCCCAACGCAGCCCGCGCGCGGCACCTTCCACGAGATCGCGGCAATGGCGCTCGCACGCGAGCTTGACGTAACGACACGCGACGACATCGCCGGCAATGACTGCCCGCGCATAGCGCGTGACTTCGTCCTCTAGCGGTTCGGATGCTTTGCGCGATGGCTTGCGCATGGATACCTAACTGACTGGTTCAGCGACGGCGGAAACGCCCGCTGGCGTGGGTTTTAAGTGCGACATTCTGCGCGCCGACGGCGTTTTGCATGCGCCATACAACTTCATCTCCCGATGCAACACGGTGTTGCATCGGTAACACCCAAGAGGTTCTTCCAATGTCTGACATCAACGTTTCCAAGTCCGCCCCCGCCCCGAAGTCGACCAAGTCCACGAAGGCAGCCCCCAAGGCAGCCAAGCGCGGCAAGGTCACTCCGGAGCAAGTCGCGAAGCTCGTCGCCCTCCTCCGCAAGCCGAAGGGCACGACCTACAAGGAAGCCGCCAAGGCGCTCGGTCTCAAGCCCAAGGGCGACCAGCCCCACCAGCAGCCCGCCGCGCAAGTCCGCGCGATGGTCCGCGACAAGGTTCGCTTGGTTCACGAGATCATCGACGGTGATTTCAACTCCGACCGAGGCGGGCAGGTCTACCACGTCAAGTAGGCCCCCCACCCCAAACAGAAGCCCCCGCACATCGGGGGCTTTTTTTTGGCGATCAGTTCAACTTGTCGGGCTTCTCGTCCAAGTACGCGGCAAGCTCCCCGGAGATCGTCGGTCCTCCAATCGGGTTGCCGCTCGCCCCAAGGTGCGCACGCGCTGCGGGGCTGTAGCCGAGTTCGGCGCACGCTTTCAGGATGATCATGGCTTGCGCGTTCATCACGCGCAGATACGGGTTGATGCCGACCGTCTTGTCGGCGCGTTGCACGACTTGCCCAAGGCGGGCGACTTCGAGCGCGGCTCGGCGATGCTCCACGACCGCTGTCACCCACACCGTAAGCACGTCGCGATCCGTGCCCGTCAGCAGTCCGAGCGGTGCATGGTCGACCGCGTAACGCCACGTGGCGCGTTGATCGTCGTCCATCCAATCCGGCGCCGCCCACAATTCGCCAGTGCCTTCCGGCTCCAACGGTATCGCGCGATGGCTGGGGTTGCCGCGCAGTTTCGCGATGGGGGCTGGCGTGCGCGGTCGTCTTCGTGTCATGGTGTCGTTCCCCTCATAACGACGTGTTGCGTACAATGAATGATAGACCCCCGCTATTCGTGCCGCTTCGTGCGGAGTATTTCCGCGAGTTCGCCGCCGGCACAAAGAACGTTGAATGGCGCAAGATCGGACCGCGCTTCAACGAACGAACGCTCTACAAGGGCCGCGCCATCACGCTATCCAACGGTTACTCCGGCGCTCGTCTCTACGGGCGCGTCGTGCGGCTCGAGTTCGCGGCGGCATCGACGGTGCCCAACGCCACATCGATCTACAAGCCGAGCGACTTGCTCGTGGGCATTCACATCAAGTTGACCTCTCGTCGCCCTCAATCTCGCTGATCAGTTCGCGCGCTTCCTCGCCGCATGGCCACACGGGCACAGCAACGCGCCGCGTGTCGACTTGCAACATGGTGTGGACGATCTCGACACCTTCGACGATCTCTTGCGCCGACTTGCCGGTGTCGCGTAGCGCCAGCAGGAGCGCGGCAATGGAGTGCGCGACGCTGCCCTTACTGAAAGCGAACTGTGATGGGATCATGCGAAAGCCCTCTGTGCTTCGACATCATCTGCCGCCGGACCAACGTACGTGAACACCGCATTCGGTCGACCGCCGAAGCGCTTGCCCAGTTCGGCGTTCGGTCCATCGGTGCGCGACGAGTAGACGCCCGGCCGCTTGTCCATGCGCCACAGCGGCGAGCGATCATGCGAGCGTACCCAACCAGGGTGCGCCGGATACGAGCGCAACTCGAAGCCCACCGCACGATAGAGCGCGCCGAGTTCGCTGATCAGCAGCATCATCAAGCCGAGCCCCTGCCAGTCGGGCAGCGTGACGCCGCGCGAGATGCCGTGAATGCCCTTCACCTTCGGGTGCGGTCGATGGTTGACGGCAGCGAAGGCAGCGGGCTCGCCCTCGACGAACAACGCCCAACACGTTGAGCCGGGGTGTAGGTCGCGTGTCAGATAGTGAAACGGCGCGAATAGCTGCCACGTGCTGTATGCGACGCGGCGAAGCTCGACCTCGATAGCTGGCCGTCGTTGAACCGACCTCCATTGAAAAGTCATCGTCGCCGGCTCCAGCGTCCAATCCGGCTGTAGCCAATCGATGATGTCGTAATGACACGACGCGGCAACGAACTTCTGCCCGCGCTTGCGCACGGCCTTCTGCACCGCATGCGCTCCGATCTTCGCGACTTGGCGGTCAACAACGCTGGTAAACTCGTCCATGACGATCATGTCGTCACTCTCAAGCAGCCGGCGCGCCAACTCGACGCGGAATTTTTCCCCCATCGACAGCACATCGTAGGGCCGCAGCCACGCCGGGATCGTGTTGAAGCCGACCGCTTGGCACGCCGCCGCGATGTCATCCATCCGAAGATCGTCGCGGAAGTCGTCGATAACCGACCGTTGACCCCAAGCGATCTGCGGTGAACCTCCAAAGACCTGTCGCAGAACCGTCGACTTGCCCGCGCCACTCGGGCCGACCAGCAGCCCAACGCTCCACTCCTTCGCTTCAAGCGGCAAATCCCCGTGCCATTCGATGCTGGCCGACGCTTGCGGTGGAACATCGAACATCGCCGACAGTTGTTTCGCCCGCGCCGACTGCGATATCGGCGTCTCGACTAGGAGATCAACGCGCGGCATGTCAGTCCCTCTTGCGCAAAGCGGTCGAGAAGCTCGCTTTGATGTCGCTCGTCCGTGCAATCGACGATCACGCGATACGTCATGCCGCTGCCCAGCACCCCAACCGGCGGCGGCGTCGCGTTCGCCCGCCGTAGCGCTGTCGTGAGTTCGGCTTTCGTGAAGCCCAACGCGGCAATGTCGGTCACACGCTTGAGCCCTTCGAGTTCGACCGCCAGCAAATTGTAGTCCCACCGCGAACGCTCGCCGAGACGATTGTCGGCGATCAGATACGACCGCTTGTCGTCCTCGCTCCAGTTCACCGCAACAACGGTGGGCACTTGCATGCCGACTTTCAGCGCCGCCGCGACCGCACCATGGCCGGCGAGTATCGTGTCGTCTTCATCGATCAGCACCGGCTTAGCGAAGCCGAACTTTTCCAAGCTCGCAGCGATCATGTCGATTTGCTGCGGCGAATGTTTGCGCGTGTTCTTCGGATGCGGCTTCAACTCGCCGGGATCGCGCATTTCGACCATGTGCGACACCTTCGGCCGGTCCTTCGCTACATCTAGTGCCATCTTTTCTCCAAAAATCGCGGGAAAACGCGGGGCGC